GCATATTGGATGAGTCCAAATGGTTTCTTCTTGTTTGATGGTACAGTTAAAACTTTACCTTGTACTGTAGAAGATCACGTCTTTGATAATATAAATAGAAACAAAGGACAGCAAGTTACAGCAGGACTTAATAATTTATTTACAGAAGTTGTTTGGTATTACCCAGCATCAAGTTCTGAATTTAATAATAAAAGTGTTACATATAACTTTGGCGAAACAGCATTAACGAAAGCACCTATTTGGTATACAGGCACAGAAGCTAGGACTACTTGGATTGATGCATCTGTATATCCTACACCTACAGCAACTAAATTTGTATCTGATGGTACAGGAGCTTTTCCTGCTATAGTTGGTCAAACAGGATTAGGACAGACAACTTTGTTTGAACATGAAGTAGGAACTGATCAATCTAATGCTGATGGTAGTACGACAACAGTTACATCGTTTATTAATTCATTTGACTTTGATATTAAACCAGAAGGAACTGATGGTGAGTTCTTCTTATCTATGAGAAGATTTATACCAGACTTTAAAACATTAAATGGTAATGCTAAATTAACAATAGCAGTAAAGAGATTTCCTGCACAATCAAGCAGTTCAACAGCATTAAGTCCTTTTACAATAACATCTAGCAGTCTTAAATTTGACACAAGAGCTAGAGGACGATATGCAAATATAAAGATAGAAAACGATGCGTCTAGTGAGTCATGGCGTTTTGGAACTATCAACTTAGATATAAGACCGGACGGTAGAAGATAATGTCAATAATGAGATCTAACATAGCTAGACAACTTTATAATACTGGAGGTATTACTAATCTAATTAATACTTATCAAAACAATCCAACACTACAAAGTCAAATGACTCAAGAAGAGTATTTAGATTTATTCAATTCTCAACCAACACCAACAAATACTATTGAACAAATAATACAATCATCTACATCACCAACAATTGAATCACCCATTGTAAAAAGACCCATACTACCTATTATACCTGAAGGTGATGGAGGTGGTGGAGGAACTGGACCAAAAGGTTTCGATAAAGGTTTTTCATCCGCAAACTTTGGTTTAGGACCAAACAAAGATGTTGTAGATTACGAAGCAGAAGCTTATGGAATTGGAAGAACTCCACTTGGAACTGCAAGTGCAATAATAACAGGTATTCCATCTTTATCAAAAATGGCATTTCAATTTGCAAAAGGAGCAAAAGATAAAACTAAAAAAATGATTGAAGATTATTTTGCAAGAAAAGCAGAAGAAGAAAGAATTAGACAAGAACAATTAGCAAATGCAGCTGAACTAGCACGAAGAGGAACTGGTGCTTATATTACTCAAGATTCTTTTGGTGGTGATTACGGACAAAGAGCTGGTGGGGGATCATTTAGTGGTAAAGGTGCTAGCACAGATATAACTGCAACAGAAGGTAGTTCATAATGGCAAAGATAAATATAAAATTACCAGAACCAAAAACAGAGTATGATGTCTCTAACCAGAAGCAAATTAACAGAGCTTTGACTACAATTACAGAACAGTTGAACTCTACATTTTTAGATGAGGTAAAACAGGAGCAAGAGAGATTCGCTTTCTTCATGAACTAATGGCTAATATATACAAAAACGCAAAGGTAGATTTAACAGCAAATACAGCAACAACTGTGTACACGGTACCCTCTGACTCTAGATCTATAGTAAAATCAATAATCGTGAGTGAAGACTCGGGGAACGCGGATACTATAACTTTGACAATTACAGATGCATCTAGTAATGTATTCAGTCTATTCAAGACAAAAGCCGTGTCAGCAAATGCTACAGTAGAGTTGTTATCACAGCCCCTTGTTTTGCAAGAGAGTGAAATACTAAAAGCAACTGCAGCTACAGCTAATAGGTTGCATATCGTAGTATCGGTGTTAGAGATAAATAGGAGTTAATATGTTTATAGAAAAAGGTGGTATAGAATACGTAACAATAGATGGCAAGCAAGTCCCTATTGTAAAATGTGAGGCAGAAGTAGTTGTTAGAAACAAGAAAACTAATCAAGAATATGGGTCTGATGAAGAAGCACAGAACGATATCAACAACCCAGATACAGATACGGTAGCTGATGATGTTACTAGATCTGTTAAAATTAAGGTAGCAAAGATGCCATTAATCGGCGCTGCTAGCGATAAAGATGAGGAATAGTATATTGACGATTGTAAGAAAAACAAGTAAATTAGATAGATTAGGCTTCTTACAAGCTAGCCACTTGCTATCATCAAAACAGGATTAATATGGGATTATTTAAAAAAGTATTCAAACCAATTCGTAAAGTAGCAAAGAAAATTATACCTAAAGAGGTAAGACCTTTTTTACCTTATATTGCTGCTGGTTTTGGACCTGCTACTGCAGGATTAACTGGAACAGCTTTTGCAAAAGCTGCTACACAAAAAGCTTTGATAGCAGCTGCGACAGCTGCAGCAACAGACGAAAATTCAGATCCATTAAGAGCAGGGTTATTAGCTATTACTCCAGATGTTACTGCAAAAGGTTTAGGTTCGGCAGGTAGAGCTTTAGGTAATGTAAAACCAGATTCTAAATTTGCACAATTTTTAACATCAAAAGGAACTGGTTTAGAAGCAACGTTAGCAAATCCTAGTTTTACAGATTCAGCTAAAATAGTTGGTGCACAAACTGCAATTGATCAAACTGCAAAACTTGCTGAAATACAACAAGATGAAATGGATGAATATAACAGAAAATTAAGAGAACAAGGTATTACTAATTCAGCTGACAGAAGAAAAGCAATTAGAGATATATATTTAGGTGTTGGATATGGTGAAGATTACGTAGACAGCATGTTAGATAGATATGGATACAAAGGTGGTGGTATGACAATGACAGATGAACAGTTTTCTACTCTTTTAGATTCATTAAAAGATGATGAGGATGATGAAGAAAATATTTCTAAATATGGAGATTTAGCAGAAGAAGGATTTAAATCAGCTTTTGGTGTAGAGTCTTTATTTCCACAAGCACCAAAAGCAATGCCTATTAGACCAGGATTTGATGAAGGTGGTGATGTAGATGTAGGTAAACAGTTTGAAGAATTTTTAATGAAAAGACAAAGAGGTATGCAAGATTCTCAAAGAAGAAGACTTATGGAAGAATTTGAACAATACATGAAAAGACAAGATCCTACTGTAGAGGCAGCTGAAGGTGGACTAATGAATCTTGGTGGTAAAGAAATGGATTTAAGAGGTGGAGGATTTGTACCAATAGGTAAGAAAGAAAAAGC